GTCTTGGTGCCTGCCCCCCCAGGGATTTGATCCCCCATCCCCATCCTGATCATCTGCCTGCCCCCGTTTCCCTTAATGTCTTGGCACTATGACAAGATTTGCATAATGCCTGCAAATTATCTGGGTGATCACTGCCACCCCTGGCCCTGGGGATCTTATGATCCACTTCTGTGGCCTGGATCACTTGCTGTGGGTGCCTGCCGTCTGGATCCTCACAGATGGGGTGCCTGGTCAGGAAATGGGCCCTGGCCTTCTGCCATCTGTAATTATATCCACGCTTTGCAGCAGATCCCCTGGCTGCATCATATTCAGCCAGGTGCCCCTGGCATAGGCCACTGGATCCCTGGGCCTTTTCTGGGCACCCAGGGATCCTGCACAACCGTCTGGCTCTATATGGCACTGGATCCCCCCCCATTAATCAGCAGGGCCTGGATCCACCAGCTGCAGATTTACATCCTGGCCATATTGCACATTGCACCAGGCCAGCTGGTGCCCATATCGGATGGCCACCCAGGAATCATTTCCACCTACATCCAGGGCCTGCACCACATCCCCAGCATTCAGGGATCCCAGCCTGCTGAATGATGTGCCTGGGCCAGTTCTGATGTTAAGGCCATCCTGCAGCACCTGGAAATATAGGCCCTGACCAGGATCTGGATCTGGTGGCAGATCCCCACCCCAATTTTCTGAAATCCATAAATGCATTTCAGATATATTGCCAATCTCCCATCTATCCCAATCCACTGCATAAGATTGGCAGCTGCCAGGGAATGGTGCCTTTTTATCAGCTGTTTGGTGCAATACCACCCGCGATTCTTCCACACCATCTGGCAGGGTGGGTGGCCCTGGGTGTTCTCTGACCCTATCATATAAATATTGGGCCAGGTGCCACCATACTGCATTAAGCTGGGATTGATCCCAATAGGGCACCAGCCATTTTTCTATCAGATCTTTCCTCGAATAAATTATAGGGTGGATCCCATCACGTTTTTTAATTTCTTCCACCATTTCCCAGGTTTTCCCTGCAATCACCCAGGGTGCTGCCCTGTCCAGTTCCAGATCTATAACCCTGGGGATCACATCGATTTCTGGCATAACCCTATAATGATTGTCTAGCTGCCTGATCACATCCTGATCTGCATAAATAACATGATATCCAGATCTATAATATCCAGGGATTTCCCCAGCTGCATCCCAATTAGATTGGAAAAATGGATCCACATATCCCCAGGAAATGGTGGCCCTGGCAATCATCCCCAGCACCCCATTCTGGTGGGCCACCATATGATCCACCATTCCCTGGTATCTTGAAATATCCCACCATAATGGCCTTTCCAGGCCCACAGGATTTTCCCAGGCTGCCAGTGTAAACTGAATGGCCCTGATCACTGCAGCTGGCATTCTATCCAGCACATTCACATTATTCGCCATCTGTTTCCCTTTCTTCTGAATCATCTGCTGCCAGGCCATTTTTTTCCTGCAGTTCCTTGATCTGTGCCTTTAATTTGGCATTTTCATCCTGCAGCTGTTTAATCTGGCCCCTTAATTGGTTTTCTGTGGCTGCCCTATCCAGCTTGATTTCATCCAGTTCCTGGTGCATTGCCACCATAGCCGCCAGGTGCTGCTGCTTATAATCAGTTAATTCCTGCTGCAGCTTATCATTAAGTGATCTTAACCTGGTGTTTTCCTCTTGTAATTCATCGATTGTGATTCTAAGGTGATCCAGTTCTGTTTTCTTTGCTGCCTGGGCTGCATCTGCCCTGCCTTTCAGGGCACTGGCCACAGCCACCACCAGGGCTGTGATGGCAGTGATCACTGTGGCCCAGCCTGCTGGATCCATCTGGGTTAAATCCATTTTACTGTGGTTTTTTCTGGGCCCTGGCAAGCACCTTGCTTAATGCATCCAGGCCTGTTTCATATAATGCACTGGCCAGCACCCCCAGCCCCAGGCCATAAACAATTATGCTGAATATATAACCAGCTGTGGCCAGTCCACCAGCAGCTGGCAGTGGGGTGGTGAATAGCATATAAGCACCACCCAGCAGCACCCCTGTGATCATGCTGCTGATATATTGGGCCCTGCCCTGCAAATTAAAGGCCTTGCCATACCACCACACCAGGCCCACCACCACTGCAGTGATGGGCACCCCATTCACAGCTGCTTCCAAATATATTGATAGATCAAAATTTTCTAGCATTTTTTTCCCTTTCCTGAAAATGGCGCTGGCCAGGATCTGATCCTGGCCAGCTGGCTGATTAACAGATCCTGTTAAAATTTTACCCCTCAGATCTGGCTGCTGCCATATGTCATTAATTACAATTTCTTAATCATTAATGTGATTTCCACATCCCTTTCTGCAAAGTATATTGTATAAACTTTTCACCTCGTCGATGCCGGCAGCTCGTCGATTTACGCATAAAAGTATTGTACAAATGCATAAATTATTGTAAATCATTCATGATTCCCATTCCAGGGCCCTGATGGCAATATCTATTAATTCCCTATGCATTGCCCTGATTATCGTGTAATTAAGATTCCCATCACCCCAGGTGGCAATTTCCCACAGGGCCTGGAAATAATTCCTGTGCTGCCTGATCACCGTTTTAAACCAGCCAGGCGCCAGGCTGCTGGGGATCACCCCATCACCATTACATCGATCACAGCCACCAGATCCCACATCCCTGGCTGCAGTATTTGCACCCTCGCAAGCTGGGCACACTTCCCACATTTCCCCAGGGCCCACTGGCAGATCTGGAAGGCCACCAGGTGGATCTGGATCTGGATCCACCTGGTGCTGTTTTTCTGGCAGATCTGGAAACATTCCCAACTGCACTGCAGCTGGGTGATCCTGGTCAGTTTTCGCCATAATCATCTGCCATTTCATCTGGCAGGATCTGGATCCATTCTGGTGGGTGCCAGCTGGCACCTACCAGCAGCACATCCCCACCTGGATAAACTTTCAGGATCCCCATTTTTTCTAGTGTTCTCAAGTGTACTGATACTGTTGATTTGCTCTTGAGGCCAGCAGCAGCTGCAATGGTGCTTAATGGTGGTGTTTTCCCATTCCAAACATATTTATATTGTGCAATGAATAACAGTATTTTATATTTACTGCTTTCTTTGGGTGGTAAATTTTCCATCGATCCATCCTTTCAATTCTCATAATATTCTGCATATTCACCAGATGTATATTTTTTGTAATTTTCCCCAGCTGGTGGATCATCCCCAGATCTGATGGCCCACACCAGCAGGCCTGGGGTGTATCTTTCTTTTTTTGTTTGCTTAAGGTGTTTTTCCCAGCTTTCCACCAGTTCCTGGGTGATATGATCCAGGGCTGCCAGCTGGCCCCTGGTGGGCTCATAAATCCCTGCTGCTGCCAGGGCTGCCATCACACCTGGATCCAGATCTGGATCTGCAGCTGGTGCAATGTCGGATTTTTTCCGATCTGTTAATAGGTTTTCATTATCTATAGAATCTATAGAATCAGAATCTATTAAGTAATTAACGTCAGAGTCGGAAATTCTCCGACTCTGATCATCCTGCAGCCAGGCTGGAAACATGGTTAACTGCACACCTTCCACTGTGCCCCAGCCTGCTGGTTTCCTATCCACCAGCCCCAGCTGCTGCAGCACATCCAGCCCCCTGGCAATAGTCTTATCACTGTATCCGCTTTCTATTTCCAGGGCCCTATTTGTTAACCTGCCCTGGCTGGTGCCCAGAATGATCAGCAGCAGGGCTGGTGCCCCTTTCAGTGATCTATATAACAGGGTGTGATTCATGCTGGCACCTGGTCACTGCCATTAATGGCATTCTGATCAGCCAGCACCAGCTGGCCATTATTTTCCCTGGCACCACTGACCAGAATCACCAGAATGTGATCCCCAGGATCCCTGGCTGGGTGCCAATCATTTCCAGTGGTATTTTTAATCAGAATGTGCCAGCCTGCAGCCTGGATTTCAGACACTGCAGCCTGCAGGATTTCCAGGGCCTGGCCCTTGCTAAGTTTTGATTTTTGATCTGTTTTGCTCATATTGTGCCTTTCTTTCTTTGCTCAGATTCTCGAATTTTCCACCATATCTGGAAATTCTGGATTTTCCACTGCCTTTTCTCCACTGCCAGTATTTTCCACCACCTGTGATTTCTACGCGCCAGCCAGTGGGTTTTAATGGCATTGTGCCTGCATTATTAATGGCATTCAGATCCCAATTAATGGCACTTGTGGGGATCCCTATAGATCCCCACTTGTAGGGTTTAAATTGATTTTTTCCTCAGTGTGACCATTAGATCTGTTTTGTTTTTTGGTGCCAGTATTAATGGCAGCTGGGGTGGCCTGGGTGCCAGTAATTAATGGCAATGCTGCTGGGTGCCAATCTTCTGCAATGTCGGCAGTGATTTCCTTTTTTCTGGCTGCCACTAGATTCCGCTTATGATCTGTTAAATATCTGATGGCCATCTCATCAGCCTCGAAATCCAGCATTTTCCTGGCCCTCTGTTTTTTCAGATCTGCATCATTGCTTAAGTACATCATTGCACCAGCCACATTTGCTGCCACTATTAATGGCAGGCCATAAATCAGGGCCTGCCCCAGCCACATGGGCACCTGATAATTAACCACTGTTTGCCTTAAGATCATATCAGCCACCCCAGCACCTATGCTGGCCACGAAATCCACCCACATCAGGGTGGTGGCTATATATAGCTGGAAATATGTGGTGATGTATCTCATACTGATTTCATGCCACATAAACAGGCCCACTTCTGTTGCAAATAAAAACAGAATGGCCAGCCAGAATGTGCCATCATTATCTGGCAGAGTCTGGGTGATGAAATCCCAGGTGCGCCAGCCTGTGTAAACCAGCATTAAAATAATATATCCACGTATAAACCACTTAATCATCAGATTTTTCCTCGCTTTCATCTTTCCACGTATAAAATAAAATTAAACCCAATAGGGCCACGATCACACCCAGCAGCCAGGCTGCTGGGATCCACCACAGTGGAATCTGATATAAAAATCGATATTTGATCAGAATCACCAGGGCTGCCATTACTATCCCATACAACATGGGCACCATTATGATCACCAGGGCATTCATTTCAGCCACCAGGCCCTGGATAGGGATCCACCTGGGTGGGCCCTGGATAGGGATCTGGATCCTGACCAGGCCACCCATTCTGCACTGGTGCTGGTGTGGGCAGTGGTGACCAGTGGATCCTGCTGGCATTCTGCAGGATCACTGGCAGCTGGATCCCATAGGGATCTGGGCCACCCAGGGCCACTGGCAGCCACACCTGATGGGCTGCAGATCCAGCTGCTGTGCCTGCCAGCAGCAGCAGCACCAGCAGCACCAGGGCTGCCATCAGATTCCTGGATCTGGTTGATTCTGTTTTCTCATTAAAGCTGGCCATGATTTCATCCTTTCTATATGCAATGATTTTTGTATATCCTCAGCTGCAGATTTCATTTTTCATTGCAGCTGGTCAGAATAGCTGCAGCTGGGGTGGTTTTGGCCCAAATCTTTCCCTGGCAGCTGCCCTGATGGCCACTTTCATTTCCAGCAGGGTGGTGGCCATTGGCACCACTTCTATTTCTATCCATTCTTCCACATCATCCCAACTTCTGGCCATATAATAACCACCCGCGCTGTTGGCTGCAGCACATATGGGCCATTTCTGCCCAATTAATTCCTTAATCCTGTGTCTTAGGGCCCTTTCATTGATCCTGAATCCCATCAGATCCAGGCGCCTTAATATTTCCTCGCGTTTGATTGGGTTTTCCCTGCCCTTATAATCAGCCAGGATTTTCAGGATCATTTTATCCACCCCATGTGGCAGATCTTCCAGCAGGATCCTATAATCAAATGAATCTTTACTTGTTGACATTCTGGTTAATCCTTTCCTTTCTGGTTTTTGCTATCCCTATAATGATCATAGATCACCCAGGAAATTATTAAAATAATTATGATCCAATTCCATACACTAAACATTTTATGATCCTTTCAAGTTAAGTAAATCAGCCACCATTTCCCATGAATCATCCAGATGGCCCTGCAAATTATGGATATAAATCTGCGTCACAGCCACACTGGAATGATTCAGAAATCCAGAAATATTTTCGATGGGCAGGCCTGCTGCTTTCCTCAGCATTGCTGCACTGTGCCTTAAGATGTGAATGTGCAGCCTGGCTGGATCCAGGCCTGCTGCCTGGCCATACTTTTTAATTCTCCGATTCAATTCTGGAATGCTTAATGGCCTGTTTCGATTCCATTTCCTGGGATCCACATCTGGGAAATTCACAGCTGCATCTGTTAATGGTGTGAATATATAATCATTCTCAGCTGCAGCCAGATCCAGCTGGATCCTATAATCCCTTAATGCTGTATAAACTACACCTGGCAATTCATCCCACCTTGATTTTCCTTTCCCAGCCCATCTGTAAAATATGTGATCACCGCGCTGCTGCAGATCACCCCATTTAAGATTTCTTAATTCACTGTTTCTTCTGCCAGTAAAAATAAAAAACAGGAATAATGCATAATCCAGCAGGCCCTGGGGTGTTTCCCTATCGATCACCCCCAGCAGGGCTGAAATTTCATCCTGGGTTAAATAATCACTGTTGCTGTATAGATTCACCCTGGGCCTTAATGCCTGGCTGCTGGCTGGATTTGCATCCATTAATTTATATTCATTGATTGCAAAATTAAAAAAACTGGAAATGGCTGCCACTTTTAGCCTGATGGTGCTGCTGGCCAGGCCCTGTGCTTTCAGATCTGCCACCCAGCTGTGCAGATCCCCAGGCTGCACATCCCAGGGATTTTTTCCTGTGTAGTCCAGCATTTCCCTGATTGCTATCTCATAGGCGCGCCTGGTGTTTTGGGATCCCCTGGAATCTAGAAACATATAAACCATTTCAGCCCAGGCCTGCAGCTGCTGGCCAGATCCCTGCACCAGATCCCCATCCCCACTGATCACTATTTCAGCCATTTTAAAATCCCTGCAGGATCCCTGGATCCAGGGATCCTGCCATAGTTCCTGACCTTATAAATTAAATTTCTTCCCAGCCATCTGGATCTGTTAGATCTTCCAGCATCTGATCAAATCCTGCAATGAAATCACCAGCAGAAATTGTGCCCCTGGATCTGCCTGGATAGATCACCGTAAAATCTGACTCTGGGAAATAATCCACAATAATGGCCCCATTTTCATCCCTGTGCCAGGTGGCTGGGAAATTGGCAGCCATCAGCCCCACTGTTTTTAGATCAAATGATTCCCCATAGTCAATGTGGCTGCAATCACCACAGCACCATAAACTGTTAAGATTATCCAATTCTGAAACATTCCTGCTGCTGCACTGTGGGCAGATCATCATGGTTTTAACCCTCTTGTTTTAAACTTTCTTTAATATAGGTGGCCAGCTGGATTTTCAGCTGGGCTGCCATTATGCTGGCAATGGATAGCAGCAGCCTATTTGTGGCCAGGCGCTGATCTGAATCCATATTCGAGTCTTCTGTCCTTCCCATATAATTTATTATTGATTGGATTTCATCCTGCAGATCCTGGGCCATTCCCCACTGGTTAAATTCTAGTTTTTTCCTGGTTTCCTGGTCAGTTTTCCATTTTTCAGCTGCAATAATTGCACAGCCATCACATTCATCACTGAATTTTCCCTGCAGGATCCTTTCTGCTATCTCATAAAGATTCCTGACACTTTTTTCATAATGCCTGGGGTGGCCACACTGTGGGCATTTTCCCAATAACCAGTAAAATTCCTCGAAATCATCACTTTTTTTTCTTTCCCCTGTATTTGGATCATCCCACCAGGTGGTGGCCACTTCTGGCTGCAGCCATAAGATGGGCTCATTTGCTGCATTTTTAATTATGACTAGCAGGCGCCAGATTTCCACACTGAAATCTGGCAGATCTGGAAATCTGTGCCTGATTTTTTCCACCAGCAGGCTGGCCAGGGATTCCCTTTCCTGCCTTGCGATTAATTCCATTTCCCCCCTTTCAGCTGCAGCCAGCTGGATCTGTTTCTGGATTTCATCCTGCACTGCCTGTGGCAGATTTTTAAATCTTTCTGGGTTTTCCATTTCATTTTCCTTTCTTTCTGGGCCAGGTGGATCCCTGGCAATATGTTTGCATGTTTATCTGTTATTGATCCATAGAATGCTGTATAATCCTTATAGTTTGATCCTTTCTTTCTGTGCCCATCAGGTGCCAGGCGCCTGGTGGGCACCTGGTTTTAATGGTTGATTTTCACATATTTTCCAGACAGGGATTCATTATCTGTGATCTGTTGATCATATTCCCTGGCCACCAGATCCCTGATCCACTCATACTGTTTTTTCATTGATTTCCTGGCCAGCTGCCTGATTTTTTCTTTGGTGGCCTTATCCACTCCAACCATAACAAATTCATCCACTGCCATTTTCATTTTCCTTTCTGATCTGATCCACCAGATCCCACATCATAAAAAATGGGATCTGGCCATCCTTAAGTGATTTCCCAATTTTCCGCAAATCAGCCAGGGCCTCATTCTGCCTGCTGATATATTCCTGGCAATTATCCCAGAATGCTGGGGTGTAAATCATCAGATCCTGCAGCTGTGCCAGAAATCCCAGCCCCAGGCCCACCATTCCCTGATCTTTGCTTACTCTGGCCCATTCTCGATTCAATATGTTAACCAAAAAAACCAGGCCAGGCTGCTGCCTGGCTGGGAAGTGTATTAATTTGGATCCTGGTGCCAGGTGCCTTAAATCCATCACCTGGCTGCCTTTCTGGTTTTCGTTTTCCGCTGCAGGCGCTTAATATCTTTCCCCATTTCCTGGATCTGGATCCAGGTTTCCAGATATAAATCTGATTGCCTGCTGGCCTGGCCCTGGCTCATTCCCAGGGCCACTGCCTTTTCAATTAATTCTGATCTGATCAGCTTTCCCATAATTCCACCACCTGCCCCTGGGCCTGCCAGATTTTCAGAAATGCTGCCCTGCTGGGATTCCGCTGCAGCTGGTCAGTGATCAGCTGCCTGGCCCTGTCCTCATTTTCTGCCAGCACTGTGATGATACTGGATCCATTGGCCATTGCCTTATATGCTGCCAGATCTGGTTTGTACCATATATTCTGGGGTGCTGTTTCCTGGTCAATGATCTGCCCCTGGGATCTGATCCAATCATTAAGCATTTTCCGATTTTTATAGATCCATTCCACATCGAAATAATTAGTCAATGGGCCAGCCTGCAGGGAATAAACCCGATTATCCTGGTTAAATCTATAAACTTTATAGCCCTGGATTTCCACCACCTGTGGGTGTTCTGCCAGCCAATAAAAAAACTGATCTGCACTTTCAAAACTGGTGATGATTTGTAAATCTGTAAACTCATTCATCTGATTGATCCTTTCTATATTTCTTCTGGGCTGGTGTCTGCAGCACCAGCACCCTGGATTTTATAAAATTTTATAAATCTTGTCAATAGATCTGCAGATCTGGATCTGGATCTGCAATGCTGCTGAAATGTGGCCAGGAAATTACTGCAATTTTCTGGCCAGGGAAATGATCAAATTAAATTGAATCCTTCCGGCCAGCACTGCAGGCCTGCTTGCATTTCAGGATCCCCAGCTGCAGCTGGTGGGGTGGGGTGGCCAGTGGTGAATATACGCATTAATAAATTCCACCATTATTTCTGGTAAATTTTATAAATTCCACTGCAGGGCCAGAAATTGGGCCCACAGCCATTTTTTCTGGGGTGGCCCTTATGATTTCACCTGTAATTCTATAAATTGAATGGTGGCCCTGTTTTTGGCATTCTGTGGGATCTGGCCATCCTGGCTGAAATATCCCTGTTAACATAACCTTTATTATATTAACTGTGATTTGTGGGGATTAAATGGCAGGATCCCCAGCCATTTCTGGGGATCCTGGGCTGCTGCAGCCTATATTCCGTTAAGGTTTCGATTTCTAGGTGGATCCCCAGCTGCAGCTGGCTGGGATCCTCTTGGAGGGAAGAAATACAATTAAGATTTTATCAGCTTTCTTTTTTCGCTGCCACTGCCTGGCCCTGGGCCTGCTGGATTTCTTCAATCACCTGGGCCCTGGCCTGCTTGATCAGTAAACTGTCGGCAATTTCCCTTAATATCATCACCACCACTGCCACATCATGGATTCTGCCTGTACTGGCCACATTATAATTTTCTGTGCTGGGATCCAGCTGGATGGTGATGGCATAGGGCCTGGCAGCAGCCTGGCCCTGATCAGCAGCCTGGTGGCCATTATTGTTTTCACCTGGTGTTTTTTTCCTCATTCTGTTTTCCTTTCAGGATATTCTGCTCACACTGAATGTGGGATAGGATCCAGATCCATCTGCCTGGAAATCCAGGGCCACCCCACTATTCTGATAAATATCAACATAAAAATAATCACTGGCTGCACAATAAAAAATGCCTGTAACCGTCTGCCTCACCACATTGGTGCCCCCATTATTCTGTGTTGTTTGGGTGGCCACTATCAGCCCACCTGAATGGTAAATGGTCAGTGTTCTGTGGCCCACCGCGTATGCTTCCCACTGGCATGTGGCTGTGACCAGATACCAGCCAGCCACTGGCACTGTGATCCTTTCTGGATTTGTACTATTATCATGCATTCCCCAGGTATCCCTGGCCTCACTTGCAAATGATGGATTGGTATTGCTATTATTGCTCACACTTAAACTACTTGTGCGCCTCACTCTGCAGGCTGCTGGTTCACCCCCTTGCAAATAATCACCCACAGAAAGCCTTAAGGTGCCATCCTGGCTGAAATTGATCAGGCCCCCACTGAAATATATGCCAGTGTCACTGTTTCCATATTGGGCCAGGGCTGGTGCTGCAGCTGTGCCAGCCAGGTGGGCCTGATCCCTGAATCTTACATCAGTCTGAAAATCATGGGCCCAGAAATGATCCCACACCCAGCCACCACTGGACATTATGGGAATATTGGAATCTGTGCGCCACCTCAGGGTGTCTGCCACATTGCCTGCTATAGAAATTTCCATCTGTGAATTAGTGGGTGTGCCATCATCTGCCAGCATATCCAGGGAAACATCTGTGCTGGATCCTGAAACATTGGATCTGGCCTGCAGTAATAAATATGCATCGATGGCCCCGTTTGTTTCTGATGATATTAAAAATTCTAAATATGATCCAGTCCACCTGGATCGAATATAGGGCACATAGGTGGAATCTGATTCTGCTGAAAATTGTAATTTATTTGCCTGGCCAGATCCCTGTGCTATAAACATCCCAGATTCATTGATTTCCAGGGCCCCACCCCCAGCCTTTAAGATAAACCCATCAGCTGATTCTGCATTGTATGACAGATAATTCCCAGCACTGTAATCACCCACCCCCAGGCCATATCGATCTGTGGCACCAGTTCCGAAGGCGCCGCGCATGTTTCCAGCCCTGAATCTTAAGGTGTGGTTTCCACTTGTCCAGGGATTTGTGGCCCAGGTTCCTATACTCATATTCGGGCCATATCCCAGGGTGCCTGCATCATCTGCTGTTAACATCACATAACCATCACCAGTGGTGCCATAGTCCACCATCACACTGCCAGCTGGCAGGGTGATCCCCAGGGTGCCTGATTGATAGGCTGCACTATAACGCTGGGTGCCATCCCCCTGATCGTTTCTATCATGCACACTGATCCACACATCTGCCAGGCCTGACGCGTATTCGGTTTTAATCCTGCAATAATCCCCGTCACTAAACAGAAATCCACCACCTGGTGGATCATTGAAATATATATAGAAATCATATCCATTTGGCAGGGTGTTAGTATTAACCACATCTGCATCCTGGATCAACGCGCCTGCAGAAATGGCCACCACCAGGCTGCCAGCTTTCGCCTCTATTAGATCCTTAACAAATACTGCAGCCCTGATTTCACCCCTCACGATCACATTCTGAAATTCTGCAGATCCATCAGAATCGATGGCCCACCCAGAAATCCCACTGGCATAATTTCCAGATCTGATGGAATCACCACTGACCAGCCCCAGCACATCTGTGGCAGCCCATTCCAGGCCCACATCATCCCCGAAGGCCAGCACCTGGCCACTGGCAATTTTTGCACCAGCATTGAATGTGGCCAGATCACCAAATGAATGGGCCCCTGTCCACTCGAAATTGAAAGATTCATCCACAGAAATATATGTGGGATCCACTGCAATGCCATCACCAGCCACAGCATTCAGGGTGATATTATCCGTTAATGCACCACCCCCATTAAGGCCATCCCCAGCTGTGACTGTCTTGTTTAATCTTTCTGCAGAATATGCAGATCTGGTGCCAGATCCATCTGCACTGGCATACTGGCTGTGATCATCATCTGTTAAACCTGCCAGCAGCCCATGATCCACTGCTGCAGCTGGTGCTGTAGATTGATTTAATAATACTCTCAGCCTGGCTGCATCCTTTTCTATTGATTTTTTTCCCAGCTGATCCTGATTTCTGCCCATGATTTCCCTTGCAATTAATTTAAGTTTTTGCAGCTGATGATTTGCAAATTTCCCTGCATTTCTGCAATAATTTTGGCGCCGGTTTTGGACCTGGTTCCATAATTATTGCATTTTAGATTTCTGCTGCCATCCTTTCCAGGTATCTTTCATTTTCCATTTGGCGCTGCAGTATTTCTGCATCATTAATTTCTTCTGTTTTATAGGTGATCCCACCATCCATACTTACTGACAATTCGCTAACATAGAAATCCCTGGAATCTGTTAACCAGCTGCCTGTGTCTGACCTTCTAACGATATGATCCATATCCCTGGCCACTGCTGGCTGCATTCGCCAGGGATCTGCACCTGCACGATCACCAGCTGTTAAATACACCTGGCCAGCCCTTATAAAATACTTTGGATCTGGATCCACAGGGCCATAATGCACTGATCTATCCAGGGATCCTGGGCCAGAATAAACATATATGCGCCAGGGATTCTGGGCATTATCTCCCAGATCTGTGGTGTCGGCTAGCAGATCCCACACGCGCCTGGGGATCCTGGTGCCCTGGTACACTGGCAGGGTGTTGGATTGTATTTTCCCAGCTGTTAAAAATTCACAGTCTGTGGAAATTAAAGCACTGATCAGATCACTGGCATTTCCTGTGGCCCCACCCCCAGCTGTAGCATATCTATATTGTGCAGTGTAAATGTAACCAGCCAGGGTGATTTCCAGCCTATCCTGGCCAGTGTTGGGATTCATCCCCACCACTCTGGGATATGGCCACCCATTCCTGGCCAGGATCACATCCCTATTATCCTCAGCTGCTGCCTGGTCAACGCCTTCCAGGGCCAGCAGCATTTCTTTCCTGCCATATTTGTTTACACTGGCAGCCAGGCTGGCTGCTGCAGTGGTGCCCACCTCATCATCTGAATCTGTATATGTGGCAGTAATATAATTTGCAAGCTGGTCTATGGATCTTCTTCTGGTGATCCCATTAATGGTTAATTCCATTTCATACACCAGGCCACCCCAGGTGATCTGGCCATCACTCGATTCCTTAACGTCATATCCCAGCCAATCATAGAAAATTCTGGTCAATTCTGCAGGGCTGATTTCCTTGCTGGCATTAATGGTTAAATCACCCAGCCAGGGCCCACCCATTGATTTAATAGATCTTGTGTATCGATCCACCCAGGGCCATAGATCCACCACGAATCCACCAGGATCTGTGGATTTAATTCTATTGTATAGATTCAGCCTCACTGCCATTGTTTAATCATCCCTCACAGATCCCCACCTGGGCCTGGCCAGCAGGGTGAATGTGATCACCTCACTTAAGGTGTGGGCATTTTCTGCCTGGCCACAAAAAACAATATAACCACCATCCTGTGGCAGCACCCAATTATTAAGGCTGTATTCCACCGATTCTGATGGTGTATCCCCTGTGTATGCCACAGCTGCCATTTCCCCATTCTCATATACAAAAAATATTAATGGATTATCTGCCTCTAAAGCATTGTAATTTACATTGGCACCCCTGGCATAGGCCAGGTGATCTGCTGGCACTAAACAAATTGAATCAATATCCAGGCTGCAGGCTCCGCTTAACCTTTCCTCATAGATCCATATAATAAAATTTTTGATTAATTCTGGATCCTGAATGGTGGATCTGTAGCCCATAGGTGGCAGATTAATGATCCCAGCTGGATATAATTTCCAGCTGGTGCTGTCCTCTATATAAACAATTTCATTAAGTGATCTGTTGGATCCATAGCCATATCCCAGCTGGATCCCCACAATACCAGTGGTGCTTAATTTTGCCCTTATAATGGCCAGATATTTCCCCACATAATAGGGTGCATTTGCGTCTGACACAGCTGCAAAGCTGCATAAACCGCGCTGCGTCATGGTTTCCACTGTCGCAAATGTACACCTGATCAGGCTGCCATTATAGGCGCCTGACTGGCCTGTTAAATGGGTGGTATCTGTGCCCACTGTGCTGGAAATATCCCTCACTGCATCCATATTGGTATGGCTGGCACCTTGATTAATATCCCTAATTCCCACCCAGATTTCATGCAGGCCTGCTGTTAACGCGTTGTATCCCTCGATGGTGGTTTTCACGATTCTGCCATCCACTGTGCCATGATCCCAGGGTGTGGTGTAATCCCCACCATAGGTGCTTAACTGGGTGACACTCATCTGGCTGCTGCTGATGGATTCCCAGGGCCCCCGCTGCAGGGTTAAGATCAACCTTAAGTGATCTTTCCCCATCATGGGCCCTATGGTGTTATTTGTTGGTATTGAAATTTTTCCACCATAAACCAGGGCCATTTTTTCTGTTTCTCCCTCGCTGGCCCAATATAAATGCACCGCGTTGGATTTGTAGGGATTTGTGTTAAATTTTTCTGCTTGTTCCAGCAGCCTTTCCAGTTCCACTATTTCTGCCCTGATCAGATCATCATCAGCTGTGGGTGATGAAATCAGGCTGATGGTTTCCCAGGCCCTGCTGGATCCAGGCTCAATGCTGGTGGTGGCCCACCCATCAGCTGCCAACCTCAGCACCTGGCTGCCCACCAGGATCACCTGCAGGGTATCACCATCATATAATTTTAGTGATATTGTCATTTAATCAGCCTCCCATGCTGCTGCTTAATCTTTGGTGTTTCTGCTGCTGTACTATGGCCAGACTCAATGCTGCAGCAGCCTGGCTGTAATTATAGAAATTATATACATCACCACCACTGGATCCAGATCCAGCTGATAGGGCCCTTAATGCATCAGATCTGGAAATGATCACCCCATCCACAGATGGGAAAAATGGCTCTGGCCCCTTTTCACCCACCCAATAGGCACCACCCCCAGCCACCATTCCCCCCTCTGCGTCTGGTGTGTAACCAAATTCCTGGATTTCATCCCTGGTGGGGATTGTCCGATTCTGTGTTACGTTGATTTCCACATCTATCCTGCTGGGAATATTTTTTAGGGCATTATGTGCAGCCAGGGCCTGCTCTGCCAGCCATTCACTGGCCTGGGCTGCATTCATTATGCCATCATCCACCATTTCATTCATCTGATCCACTAGGGTGGGCATGATCTGATCCATCAGCAGCATTTTTTCATCGATCACACCCAGCTGGATCCCAAAATTTAAAGCTGTCTGGGGATCCATATGCTGGGATAAAGACTCAAATAATTTTTTTTCGTTGTATTTCTGTAAAGCACTGTTAATTCTATCCAGTGGATCTGTTAACCTTTCGTAGGCATCTGCACCCGCGTCTATATCATCCACAGCCTGGGCCTGGGCCCCTGCAGCCTCTTCTGTCCGTTTCTTAAATTCTGCCATTTCTGCATTTGCATATCCCAAAAATTCATCCTGCAGGGCAGTTTTTTCCCTCACCTTTTCTAGTTCTGTTTCCATATCAGTTAAACCCAGGGTGACACGCCTATTAATGGATGTATATTCCCCAAATGAGATTACACCATCATTAACTGCCCTGTTTAACTCATTTTCTGCCTGCTGGCCTTCCACTAATTTCCCCAGCCATTCCACCAGCCAGGGCATTCCAGCCTCTAAGGATGGTATAAACCCTTCCCCTATGGCCACTTTTAAATCACCAAATTGTGATGATAGAGTCCTGATCTGGCCAGTAAATGATTCCGCTTCCCTGGCCGCGTTTCCCTGCGCGTCCACTGTGCCATCCAGGGTGATCTGCAGAATGGCAGCTGCTTTGCTTTGCGCGTCCATTGCCCCTGTGCCATCCCACAGGCCCAATTCCAGGGCCTTTGCCTTGATAGCTGTTTCATTTGCTACAACGCCATATTTCCTTAATGTTTCTGTATTTCCCACCAGGGCTGATTGCAGATCCCTGGCCACATCAGCTGTATTTAAATTGTTGAAGCTGGCCAGATCTTCTGCCAGCTGCACCAGCTGCACACTCATTTCTGCAGCCTTATCCCTTGCAAATCCGAGAGGCACAAATGTATCTTGGAATGTGGCAGCATAATCCATTAAATCATATTTACTTCTGCCCAGGGTTTTCCCCATTTCCCCCAGCTGGTTTTCCACATCCCCAGCTGTTTCCTTGAAAACTGCATTAAATTTGGCTTGCATTTCCCCTACATCTGCAGCAGCCATTATGCTTTCCTTAACGAAATCACCCACCTGCTTAACCACACCGATCAGGGCACCTGTGGCCAGGATCTTTTTAAATGTGTCATGGGCCTGATTTACACCAGCCCCAAATCCCTCAGCAGATTCCTTGCCTTTTTTCGCTTTCTCTTGGAAATCCCCCACCTGGTTTTCTGCCTTTTTAATGTCGGCTTGGAAATCATCAACCTCTGCAGTAAAAATGGCCCTGACAGTTTTAAGTACTGGCATTTCACCCTCATTGCTTTCTATTCATTGCACCTTGATTCAGCTGGGCCCACAGCTTTAATTCTGCATATGTATCCCCAGCTGATTTTTCTGGTTTTTTCTGCTGATCACCTGGCAGGAAATCAGCAGCCTGGAATGGTGCCTGGCTGCTGGATCTGTGAATATTTGCCAGCAGGGCCATCTGATTGGCTGCTGATTCTGCTATAACAGATCCAGTTAATATGGGCTCTATATGATCATAGGCTGCCCACTCAGCCAGGGTGCTGGCTGGGATCTGATCCAGCAGGCCATCCACATCCCACAGCCCCAGGCCCTGTGCTAATCTGAATCCAAATCTGCGCCAGGGCCTTCTGTAAAATTTTGCTGCATTTCCTGTGCTGATTTCTGCCCCAGCTTGTTTAATTGCTGGATTTCATCATGCAGCAGCTGCAGCAGGCGCCAGCCTATATTTTCAGCCAGATCCTTTTCATCCTCTTTTTGGAATATTGGCTGGCCATCTGCATCCATCACACTGGCCACCACCAGCCTGGCCGCGTAGGTTTCCCATTCTGATGTTTTATCCAGGGCTGCCACTTGCCTGGCTGATAATTCTATAATCCGCACATCACCCAGCCCTGGGATATTCACAATTTTTTCCTTAAGGCCTCTGGCCAGGATCTGATCCCTGGTTAATAAATCAGGTTTTTTGCTCATGTTATGACTAATTCGCCAGTGGGTGAAATCCTGACCCGCGCGCTATATTCGCCCTGGGTGTTGGTCATCCTGCCAATACTTTCGATAAATGCATCAAATGTTATGGTTTCATTTCCAGCTGGATCCTCTATGGACATTTCCACAGGATCTGTGGCTGTAAATGCTGCCACCACTGCTGCATGGGTGCTATCGGTAGAATCCCATAACAGTGTACACTCAAATGGTTCACCCTCGCGAAGGCCAGAGTCAACCCTTTCCACCCAGCCTGTGGCCCCACTGGTGGGGTGGCTGGTGGCATCACCCAGAAATTTCTTAAAATTTGGAAATGTGGGATCCTGAATCCCCACGATGGCTGTTAATACGCTTGAAATTGTGATCTTAAGTTTTACACCATATCCACCTTGTGCTGTCATTTTTTACCATCCTTTTTAACTAATCTGATATATAAATTTTGCATCCAGCCTGATCACCTGCAGATTATCTGGCTGGTTATAGCCATCCATATCCCCTGACACATCCACCACCCCATCCACCTGCAATGTGCCCATTAATCCCCTGTATCCCCATAATGCATTCCTGATGGCTGCAGCCACAGCTGTGGCTGCAGGGTAGGTTTCAGCTGTGATTGTATACTGGATTCTGGCCTCACCTAACTTACTTGCATCATGGGCCAGGATCCCAGCAGGCCCACCTATTTCTATATAGGCCACAGCTGGCAGGGTGGCATCCTGTGGGATAAAATTGGGATAAATCCGCGAGGATACCAGGCCAGCCAGGGTGGGATCTGTTAATAAATATGTGCGCTGTGCTTGTTTTAGATCCATTAATCTGCCTTCTCACTGTATCTGTTGATTATCACCCACAGCACCTGGGCTGCCTTTTCTGCTGCAGCCTGATCCTTTTTATCCACAGCAGGCCTTAAAAATGGGCTGGCTGCCATTCCTGGGTGGCGCCTGATCACAGCTGCAAATTCATCACCCATTGCCAATTTCAGGGCCTGATTATCATCTGGCCTGATTTCATGGGGTGCTGCCCCTGTTTCAAAAAATAAATAATACCAGTGGGCTGTGTCTGGCCCTATGGCCACTGTGGCCCTGGATCTGGTCAATTTTTCAAGATCTGTAATTATATTGGGCCCTGGTGCCAGCCTTTCTGCCTCATTTTTGATTTCATCAGCACCCACCAGGGCCACTGTGGCCAGCTGATCCCTGAAATCATTGCTGATATTTTTAAGATCATCCAGTAATTCATCCAGGCCCACCATCTGCATTTTTACTGTGCCACCGCGCTGAAGCACTGATCCAGATCTGGCCATCAGGGCACCTGCTCCCATTCTGCTGCATTCTGGGAAATATAGGCCTGGGCCTCATTCAGGGATTCCAGCCAGGTGGATCCAATTCCACCGAAGGCTGCAAATCTCACATAATTAACTGAATTGTAGCTAAACATCACCAGCTGGGTGGGCAGTGTATCCAGGGTGATCTGGCTGGTGCTGTGATCAATTTCTGCTGGATCCACCCCAAAGATCACACCCAGGCGCTGCTTAAATCTATCCACAGTTAATGCCGATTCCCTGAATCTGGCCTCTATGATTAATTTACTCTGATCCAGATTCAGCCTGGGCTGTGGCCATTCTGCTGGCTGCCCATCTTCCACAGCTGTGGCCAGGTGCTGCTGCATTTCATCCCATAGGGCCTGGCGCTGTGCTGCATTTAAGTTTATATCTTCCATTGCCATGTAACCATGCCAGGTTTCTGCCATTAGATTCTGCTCCACTCGTAAATCTGTTGAAATATATCCACAGTTTTTGCTGCATCCCAGATGGCAACGTGGCATATATATCCATTAAAAATGGTGTTTAAATATCTTCCTATTTTCACTTGTGTTGAAAGTAAATTGTTTGACCAGGATCCCAGGCCCGTTTGCGTAGATCCCACTTGACTGGCATTAACAAAACATTTCATTTCATCAGATGATTCACTAATTGTCATACTAAGCATAAACCAATTCACACCATGAGGGGTGCCCACATCGATTCCTAATACTTGTGATAGCGTGGCACCTTTTCTTAAGAAATCTATATCATTTAATGTGCTTGATTTTCTTATCACCCAATAATCTGCACTCACTGTTGTCCTAAAATCGATCAGGTGTTGATTTAATCCTGTTGCCCATACATCAGCACTGGCAACCTGTGCAAACAAATTAACTGAATTTTCAGCCCCATTAAATAATGTATTTAATCCTGATGTATATATATCAACCTCGTCATTAATCCCATCAAAAAATGGCGCCACCAGTGGGCTGATCTTATTGGCCAGGGTGGTGCCCACATAGGTGCCATCATTGCCTGCCACCAGATCCCTGGCTGCAGGGTAGCTGCTCCACGATCCATTTGTGATTGTGCCATCATTATTATTTGCACCTATATCCCCAGCAGTGGATCCATATCCCTCATTTATGGGCCACAGGGCCACAGTGTTGCCATCCACTGTGGGTGTTGTGGTTCTCGCTGGTGGGGTGAAATTTGTGGGTGTGGCCCCATCGAAACGATCAGAGGCTGAAATTCTAAACCAGCCCATTAATCCATTCAGCCACCAGGTGGCAGAATGTGCAAGTCTTCCGAAATATAAACTTAACCCAGAATCATCCAGGGTGGCTGGATTAAATGATCCATTTTGTGCCACATCCACCCAACTGCCATTAATGGCAATTCTGGCCAGATCTGTGCCATCGAAATATCCAGCCACATGAATCCATCCCTGGCCAACACTCGATAGATCTGCATATAATGATTCACTGCCACTTCTTATTCTAAAGGCCAGGCCATCTGCTGCTGTCCTTTCTATTTGCCAGCCATCCACAGTGTACCCACCCTTAGAAATAAGAACCTTTCCAGATGTACTGGCGCTGGGTGAATAGTACCAGCCATCCACAGTGAAGGCCCCACCACCAGGAATATTGTTCAGGCTGGCACCAGATCCACAATTAATATTTGTACTGCTGCCATTAAATTCCAAATAACCAGGGCCAGCTGGCCCCTCTGTTAATGGGAAATATGCCACAGGATCCAGCCCCAGGATTTTTTTCTGGAATGATTTACTGGCCAGCACTGCAGGGCTGATCATTGGAATTTTCATCACAGGATCCTATAAAATCCCACCTGGCATTCTCAGCCAGCTGAATCCATCATCATTATTTTCTGCATCGAAATATAACAGTGATAGATCTGTGATTTCTATAAATATCTGATCACCTGGTGCCAGCTCATAGCCATTGCTGCTGGTAACATCCCCAGCCCCATCATTCCCCAGGTAAACATTCCCAGCATTCCCCACCAGGCCCCGAATAAAAAAACCACTTCCAGAAATGGCTGGGCCCTGCTGGGCTGTGCCTGCTGCACTGATTGTGATCTGTCCGCTTAATTCCACGCTCATTTTCCACCTTCCCGAATATTATGCTGGTATATCCATAGATCTGGCCAGCACATAAAATTTTCCCTGGCTGGCACTCTGGCCAGTTCCAGTGGATTCCACTCGATAAAACCACCACCCACCTTGATCTGTGGCCACATCCATCCTATATGTGCCAACACTAGGGTTTTCCACTTCTGGATCTGTACCATAAACATATGCATTAACATTATCATCTGGATCCTTAATCAGAAATGTCACTGTGTCAGGATCCACTGCTGAATCATCTGCTGGATCTGTGAATGCTGCAGTGATCCTGATTAATTTTCCCTCAACCTGTACACTTGCCATTTAACCATCCTTTCAGCTGATCTGCACTGTGGTTTCTGTCACTTCTATTAAATCACCATCTGGGCTGCTGGCCACTGTGATTTCTGTGCTTGTCACTGCACCCAGGGTGATTGAAACATTAGATCTGCCAGGTGGATTTTCCACTGTGCCTGCAGCTGCCAGGGTGGCACTGGCCAGGGTGGCAGATCCAGATCCTGTGGTGGGGATTTCCCCAGCTGCAGCCAGGGTGGCTGCTGCCAGGGTGGCTGCCCCAGATCCACTGATGGGCACTGACCCTATCACCCCAGCTGATTCTAGGGTGGCACTGGCCAGGGTGGCAGATCCAGATCCTGTGGTGGGGATTTCCCCAGCTGCAGCCAGGGTGGCTGCTGCCAGGCCTGGGGATCCAGATCCACTGATGGGTGTTTCCCCAGCAGCTTCCAGGGTGGCTGCTGCCAGGGTGGCTGCCCCAGTTCCTGTGATGGGTGGATTTTCCACTGTGCCTGCAGCTTCCAGGGTGGCTGCTGCCAGGGTGGCAGATCCAGATCCACTGATGGGTGTTTCCCCAGCTGCTGCCAGGGTGGCTGCTGCCAGGGTGGCAGATCCAGATCCACTGATGGATCCCGCGCCTGGTGCTATCCAGCAGCCATTTCCCACCAGCCACAGATCTGATTGTGTAAAATCGAATGTGGTCGCCACAGTATCTGTGGCGGTTTTAACTGCATAGGCGCTGCAGCTGATCCAGCTGCCCTGGTCTGTATTGTCGATGGATGTATCAGCCCATGATCCAGCACCTGTGCTGGCGCTGTTTGCCTCAGATTTGCTGGCAGCCAGAATAAACACTGGCTGATCTGATGGGGTGATATTCAGGGTGGATTGTGTTCCTGTGCCTGTGCCTGTGCCAGATGTATCATAGCTGATGGAATCATCTGCAGAAATTACACAGGCGCTGAAATGCATAAATGCATTAATATCAGCTGCTGTTAATCTCAGGGTTAAATTTGTGCCAGCTGTGGGTGTGAGTAGATCATAAATATATGTGCGTGATTGGCTGGAATCTGTGCCAGTGGTGCGCCTGGTCAGGGCCTCATTATTCCCAGCAGGATCCAGCACCACACTGCTGACCCAATCATTTGTGCTGCCGCGCTGCAGGATGGCCACGCACACTGCCACATTATCACCTGATGGCACTGTGATGGTTAAATCATATGTAAGGCTGCCAGATGAAATGTTAAAGGTGGATGATTCCACCGTTATTGCCATCAGCCCACCTGCCTGATTTCTAATCTAATACCAGTGGGCCACTTAAGCTGTGGCCCTTCCTCAGGATATTCTGGATCTGTTTCCTCTTGCATTGTCCAGCTGCCTGGTACATTTTCGCTGCCACTGGCAGGCCCCTGGATAATTCGATCATAAACCACTGCTGGTGGCTGCACATCTTCCCTGGTGATGGTGGCCTGAATGGCACCTGTGGCCACAGTCCATTCCACATTTCTGATTCTCTTATTAGAGTCCAGCCAGGTGATCTGGATGGTGGCCTGGCCATTGTAAAATTCAAATGTTGCAGCACCCATGATTTAATCTGCCTGCAATGATTTTTGTATATCCTCAGCTGCAGATTTCATTTTTCATTGCAGCTGGGATTCCTGGTTAATTGCCATCTGTTAACGTAAAGCTGGTGATTGTAACCTGCTGGCCTGTGGCAATAACCACATTATCCAATTCTATATCCCCACCACCACTGGTGGCTGTCACTGTGCCTTCGATGTGCTGGGTGGTGCCATCATTGGCATAGATCCTGAAATGGCCAGCTGTGCCATCCCCATCTGCTGCAGCATCTTCCCAGGTGCCTGCCAGGCCTTTGGTGCCACCACTGGCTGCTGCCATCCAATCAGATGGCAGATTCATGGTGGCCAGCACTGTGCCACTGTCTGCACTGCCGATTCCTGGTGGGGATCCAGTTCTGATTTTCAGCACTGCACTGGCACCCACTGCTGTTTCTATTGCATCCAGCCTGGCATTTTTAACTGTATCTGATAGCGCGATTGTCATTTTTTACCATCCTTTAATCATTGATATTTTCTAAACACATCAGCACCCATTCCCTGTGCCTGGTTTCCACTTCCTGCACACTTACAATGTCATATATTTTAGATCCAGCCACCACCCGCTGGGTGGGATATAAATCCACATCTGACCTGTATCTTAACCTTATCCTGTGGGAAATGGCTGCCTGCACCTGGGCAGATTCCACATATTCCCTGCCCATCAGTGGTGAAATTTCTGCCCACGCGCTGATCAGGGTGGCCCATGTTTTGATTTCTTCGCCATAATCCCCTGTGCTGGCTGTGGCTGCCTGGATCTGGATCCTGTTTCTTAATGCGCCTGCCCTCATTTCAGCCTTTCCAGTTCTTATGGGGTGCCCATAATATCTGGGTGCCCCAGGGCACCTGTGCAATGGTGATTCCTCGATCAATCACCACTGTTTCCCTGTTTTCGTATAAATGGCCCAATAACATCAGCAGGCCCTGGTGAATGGCCTGTGGAATATGGTTAAAATCTTCCCCATATCCAGCCACAAATCTGATCAGGATTCCCTCTGTTTCCTTAAGGTCAACTGTCGGCCAGCTGGATCCACTTTTTAAAATCACAAATCCTGGCCAGGCTGTGGTGTTTACCAGGTAGCTGCTAGAATCTAGGGTGTATTCCACCCCATCCTGATCATAATATTTAATGCTGGTTATACTCTGCAGTGGTGGCTGTGGCATTATGATCCTGGATCCCACTGGCCAGGATTCCAGCACTAATTCCAGAGTCTGGGTGATCAGGCTGTGGCTGTAAACATCCTCAAAATAATTTGTGGCAGCAGCCACCAGGCCAATAATTAAATCATCTTCATTGGTGTGATCCACCCTCAGCTGATCCCGCGCTGTTTGTATATCCACTGGCAGCTGTGCTGGTGGGGTGATGATTCTATAATTCATTTCTCAGCTGCCTTTTTGCTGGTGGATCTGGTGGATTTCCTGCTGCTGGGTTTCGCTGTGGCCTTTTCTGTTTCCTCTTCCACAGGTTCCACCAGGCCATCATTCAGCCAGGATTCTGCCCCAGCTGGCAGATCTAAAATATCACCCTCAGCCACAGGATAATTTTTCCCATCGATCACCCCAAAAAATGAAATTTTCGCTTTAACTTTCATTGATTTTTAACTCACTTTCTGGCCTTCCCAGCCCCAGGGCCTGGGCCCTGGCCAGGATCATATCCAGCCAGGTGAAATGCCAATCTAATTTATAAACTGCATCGATAAAGTCAAAATCACCAGCATATCTGGCCCCAAAATCTGTGCAATGTCTATTAAATACTTTCCTGCTTACCACATAGCTGCCCAGATCTATATGGCCTTCCAGTGGTGCCCTGCCCCAGCATTTCCTGGTGGGCAGTATCATCTCGCGTTTTACATTCCTACAAATCACCACATCTGGGTGATCATTATCCTGGATAAACTCAAATAATTTTTCGATCACCCATACATCTGCCAGCACATCATCATCCTGCAGGATGTATATATATTCACCCACCAGGTGCTGGGCCTGGCTGGGGATCTGCTTAAACATCCCTGCTATTCCCACCCCGATCTGGTCAGGCCAGATATAATGCTGGATCTGCTGGGCCACAGTCTGCAGCTGCACACTTTCTATACATTTTTCCAGCAGCCTGGGCCTTCTGAATGTAGGTGTATAAATGCTTAAAATGGTCTGCATATCCCGATTCCCTTTTCTTTTTGGAATGGGTGGCTGGTGATTTCTTCCGTTTCAAATATCAGGCTGATTTCTGCCCATAATTTCCACACCTGGATCTGGGGATCATCTGGGTGCTGCAATATGTCATGTAAGGCCACCACCCCACCTGGTGCCAGCATAGCAGAATAATTAAAGAAATCATGGTTAATGGCCTGATAGCTGTGATCACCATCCAGAAATATAAAATCATAGGGCCCATATGCCAGCACCTTTTCCACCACCCAGGATTCCTGGCTGCTGGCCAGGATGGGCTGGAAATTTACACCATAAAATTCTGCCCATTGCATCCAGGCTGCCAGATCTGTGGTGCCTGGATCACCCCAGGGCCCATTCTCCACATCCACACCCACCACCAGGCTGCCTGGCGCGTTTTTCATCCACTGATAAAGGGATCCACCACTGTGGATTCCCACTTCCAGGATCCTTTCAGGTTTAATGGCCCTGAATATTTCCAGCAGGGCCTGAAATTCTACTCTAAACTGATTGGGCTGCACTGGCGCCTGGGGATCCTCAAATAGTTCCATACTTTTCACAGTTCTGGCCATAGCACCACACCATCCAGATCCTTATGGCCACAGATCACTGTAAAATCTGCCATCTGGGTGAATCCTGCCTGCAGCACATCTTGATTAAAATAGGTATCACAGTGGGCCATGTTTCTTTCCAGCCTAAAATCCAGGGATTCCAGCACCTGGCGCCTGATCAATATACACCCCAGGCCTGCCCCACTACATGGATATTTTCCCAGGGCCACTGCCCTTTTCAGCAGTGGTTTTTTTATACTTAAACTCTGGCCCAAATTTTTGGATTTCCCAGGATATTTTTCAAATATATTAATAACATTGCTGACCCTGAATCTATACACCCCATAGCTGCAATCACTCTGCAGGGCTGCCAATTTTTTCAGGGTGTCTGGTGGTGGCACCAGGTCTGATTCAATAATCAGCATTGCATCCCAGGGCCCCTGCAGGAATGTTTTCCTGGCGCGCCTGTACTGGTGCAAATGATCCTTTTTGCCATCACCTGTGGGATTATCGCGCTGCAGCAGAAATGACACTGGCCCATCCCATTCCAGGGCCATCAGGGCCTGCACTGTTTCTGCCTCTAATCTCAGCACTGGTGTGAAAATCAGCACATCATTAATGGGCCTTGCATCTGGGCTGATCACTGGATCATCCTGCCATTCATCTGGGTGCCTTTCCACCATTCCAGCCAATTCCAGGGCCCTGGCCTTTTTATATGGCAGCTGGATCCAGGTGCCTGGATCCTGAATGGATCCATTAAATACTATTGGGTTAATGATTTTTACATTCATTTCATTATTGGGATCCAGCTGGGGATCATCACCAGCTGGATCCAGATAAACTGCTTTAATTATGCGCTGGCATGTTGGCCATAGCCTATGGCCTCAGCCTGCAGCACCTTATAAACTGCACGAAACATATAAATGAGTCTGATCTGGCCCAAATGTGCCAGGGTGTAAGGATCCCGAAGCACTGAAAAACCTGGCGCCTCGCGGTATCCAACATATTGCCAGTTTCCAAAGTAAAGACTCTTGGCACTGGCTGCAATAGCTGCAGCCTTATTGCTGAATGCCACAGGGTAGCCCAGAATCTCGCGCCTGGCTGCAGATCCCCCAGGTGTTTCTGCATATAATCTGGCGCTGCCTGTCAGGGCTGCAATGGCACCAAATGTGGTAGGCCTGCACACCCAGCCAATTCCCTGGCCATCTTCCAGGTATGAGTCCAGATTATCATTAAAGGCCATAGCCTCTGGATCCCCAGCTGCAATGGCACTAGCGCTGAAATCATCCAATTTGGTGCCATTGGCTGCCACTTCTGTTAATAGCAGGCTGTTATGGGTTTTTGCCATACCTCTGCCCACCCAATTTTCCAGAAAGGCCAGCAGGCGCGAGTCCTCATCTTCCAGTAATTCCACAGACAATTCAATTTTTTTGGTGTACTTAACTAATGTCATTGCCTTCTGGTCAATGGCTGGCGCGTCCCTGTCATAGGCTGCAGCCTCATCTGTGCTGACAAATTCGCCATCATCTTCATTATCCACTGGCACATTCACAGTGGTGCCCTTGCCAGGGATCACAGCCACACCAAATCGCTGCAGCAGCATCCCTTCATCACGCTTTGCAATGATCCCATTATAGTGACCAGTGGGCACTGTATAACCACCATCAGCTGCTGTGGTTATATTCATATCTGTGTCATTTGAGGCGCGAAATTCAGCAGCCTTTTTTAATCCAGTAACATCACCAGATCTGATGAAATTGGCAAACATTCTGCCCTCATTCTCACCCAGCCCTGATTTATTAATGCTGGCTGCCTGGCGCGCTGCGATTTGTTCACCCAGCCCACCCGTTAATGCTGCCATGCTTTCCAGGCGCTGTGCCCTGGTTTCCAGGGATTCTGATTCTGCCAGGAAATCATCATAGGTTTCCAGTTCTTCCTGGGTTAAATCCCGATCTTCTTTTTCTGCCAATTCCACCAGGCGCTGTGCATTTTCTAGGATTGCCGCGCGCTGTTTTCTCAGTTCTATTGCCTTATTCATTGCATTAATCTCCAATAATTTTTAACAGATTCAATTTCATTTTTCTGATCCTGTGGCGCGCCTGCACCACTGCTGGATCCACACCAGGCCCCTGCCTGTTTAATAGATCATCAAGCATTTCTGCCTGTAGCTCCTCAGCCTTTTTTCTCACACTTGCACCCACACTGGCCACTGTTTCCAGGTATGCTGGAAATGTCACTGGTGACACATCATATAGATCCAGCCCACCTGGTTTTAAAACTCTGATCACCTGGCCATTTTCCTGGCGCCATTCATCCCCACCTGGTTTAACCCTAAATTGAAAACTCATCTGCGAAATATCACCGCGCCTGATACTGATTTTTAAATCTTCTGCCCATTGGGTGGGTGGTGGATCTGCCACCACTGCCAGGCCCCTTTCATCTTCCTGCAGCCATAATGTGCCATTTGTGGTTCTCCCAATCACGTATAAATCATTATGATTCCATAGGGCCCTAACATCAGCACTCAGGGTGGCATTAAAGGCGCCTGGTAGAATGATTTCCCTGAATCCACCCAGATCCTGTGAGGGCACATTAAACAGGGCTGCATAACCTTCTATTTTTTCCCCACCATCTGCACCTGGTTCCACTCTGATTTCCAGGCCCTGCTGTGTTCTCATTTCCATTTCATTTTCTGTTTTCATTGCTAGATCCTTTTTGCAATTAATTTAAGTTTTTGCAGCTGATGAAATGCAATTTTTTCTGCATTCACATTTCAGCCACTGTGAGGCAATCACAGCCCCTGTGGTAGGGCCCATGTTTAACTGGTTTCGAAATATTTAATGGCCTTTCTGCCCCATCTGGCTGGAAATCACCCACATCCAGAATGGGGTGCTGGATCCCCACCACCTTGCCATCCAGGGCCCTGCAATATGGGCAGGAATCCCCAAAGGCCACAGATTTTATATACTGCACCCCAGCTGCCAGGTAAATGGTTCTTGCAGCTGCATTGTTTAATCTGTTGCTTTCTTCCATCCCGATCTGGCCAGCCCTTTCATCTGGCCAGCTTTCCAGGGTTTTCAGCACTGGATCCAGTGGATCATCCAGGGCCTGCAGGGCCTGCCCAATAATTTCCTTAAGCTGATCCAGGGATCTGGCGCTGTGCCTGAATGCATAGGCTGCCATATACGATTCCAGGAAATCATCCAGGGCCTGATCATATCCACTGGCGCCTGTTTCCTCACTGGCCGCGAGGGCCACCATATCTGAATATGATCTGAATGTGGGCCCCAGCTGCCTGGTGATAAATTCGCTGTGCTGATTGTAGAAATCATCCAGCCAGGCCAGAAATTCCTGCACCAGGGCTGATTCATCATTCAGCATTTTTTTTGCCTGGGATCCCACATCATTTTTTTCACGCCTCAGGATCCTGGCAGCTGCATCAGTGATTAATGGCTGATAGGTGCCCATTAACTTGTGTCTGTATCTGATGGCCACACTGGCCCTGTTTTCCAGCTGGGGATCTGGATCCACCTGGTGATCCAGCTGCTGCCTTTCTGGGGTGGATCTGTTGATCACTTTCAGCAGATCCCTGGCCTGGGATCCATCTATGGATCCAGCCTCACTGATGGAAATCATATTTAATGGGATCAAATAATCATCACCACCTGGCACTGGATTCATGTTTTCCCTGATCCTGATTTCATTGGCACTCATCCAGCCATTCTGGCGCGCTATCCCGTAGGCCTCAAATCTGGTTTTAATGTCGCCTCTCAGCAGGCCATCCACCAGAAATTCTATAAAATATACTTTCCTTTCAGCTGGTGTTAATAATTCCTTGCTTAAGATCTGCTCAATACGCTTTAACCAGGGCATTATGCTATATACAACAAATTCCAGACTCTGCTGCTCAATATTGCTGAATGTGGCCCTGTCCAGATCTGCCAGCATATGGGGTGGGATCCTGAATATACGCGCTATTTCACCCACCTGAAATTTTCGAGTCTGTAAAAATTGCGCGTCCTCTGGTGGGATGGTGATCCCTTTAAATGTCATCCCCTCTTCTAATATTGCTATCCTGCCACTATTCCCAGGGCCCTGGTGCATTTCATTCCAGGATTGCCTTAAGTTTTCCCTGGCCTTGCCTGATAGCTGTGCTGGGTGTTCCAGCACACCCCCAGGCTTTGCTCCATTCTCGAATATTCCCGCGCCATAGGCCTGGGCTGCTATCCCCAGCCCCACAGCTTTCCTGTGGTATTGAATAGGTGATAGGCCCACTATTCCATCCATACTTAACCCAGGAATATGCAGCACATTCTGAATGGGTGTATTTCTCAATTTATAAACCAGCTGCCTGGTGTCTGGATCCCTTTCCACCATCATTTCATCTGGTGGCTGTGGAATAATTTCCTGCAGCTGCCCACCTGCAGTATAAATTAATTGATTGTAAGAGTTTCCCCAGGTGGCCAGGTGCGCCATGATGGTTTCCCTGGCAGTGTAGCTGGTCATTTCATCATTAAATTGATCATGTAATAAATAATACAATGGGTGATTAATGGCCCTATCCCTGCCACCATCCTGGCGCCTTTCGTATAAAATCAGTGGAATGCTTGCCACTGTTTCTGCTAGGATTCTCACTGCAGCCCACACTGCAGAAAATGTTAATGCATTCCCTGGGGTGACATAAATGCCAGCTGATTGAAACACATATGGAAATAATTCCCGCGCTATTTCACCCGTTAATGCATAATCTTTTCTGCTATCCTGCAGGCCCTGGATCCCCAGGCCTGGCTGGCCAGGCCCAATAATTGGGCCACCCATGCTGCTGCTGATCATTTGCCTGATATTTTCAATCAATCCCATTTTTTTGCTCCACAGCCCACCTGGGCCCTATAGTAAGATCCACCACCTGGTGGTGGTGGATCTATTGATCAACCATTATGGTGATGGGCAGAATCTCCGCACATCTGGAAATAATATTATTCTGATCTGATCATCCTTGATTTATATTCTGTCATGTTTCCCACCTGGCGCCTGCCAGCCAGGTTTAATTTTACATCACCACAGAAAATTCTGCACTGCCCACACCAGGATCTGTTTCCTGTAAAGCACCACAGCCCACACCAGGCCACCCAGGGTTTTTGCTAGAAATTGCCCCAGGATCACCCAGGGAATAAACAAACCAAATGCAATGGATGGAAATAATATAGAGTCCACTAGGGCTGCAGCCACATTGCTGCCATTAATCCTGGTGAATTTTGCACGATCACCCAACAGGATATAAATGGCAGTATCCACCATTCCAGCTGCCAGGAAGGCCACAAAACTGGCCAGGGCCACTGCAGCTGATTCCCTGTTGATCAGATATGACAAACAGGATCCAGATCCCACCAGCAGCAGCATTTTCCACCATAGTTTTCTGCCTTTCCATTTTTCGTGTAAACCATCCCTGACTGTTAAATCAAATCCTATAAACAGGAAGGCCACCCAGATGGCTGCACTAGGCCCAAATTCTGCCACCAGCAGATTTGCTGCCACTATGGCTGCCAGGTAGGTGGCCACAAGGATCCTGCTATTAGAAATCATTTAAAAATCCTTTCTGCTGATTCAGCCACACCAGGTGTGGGCTGAATCTGGCCTTAATTATGCTGGGCCCATAAATGGGTGCTGTGCCATCTGCAGAGTAGATTCCCAGCCTGTGATATTTTGTTAATTTTCCAGTTCCATTGATTCTGCCCGCATGTATTTTAACATTAATTGCCCTGGCCCTGCCAATCACATCCAGCAGGCCCTGGGATTCCCGCCATCGATCTGATCCACCTATAAATATAAAATCCAGGCCAGCTGGAAATGGGTGATCTTCTGATCCATCCTGTGCTACATAGGCCACTGGCCACCCAGCCTGCTTAATGCCAGCTGCCCATTCATCCCACAGCTGCAGGGTGGCCCTGGAATCCCCCCACTTATCTGGCACTGTCGCAAATAGGCACCTGGATCTGTAGGGTTTTAGTATTTCCAGATGATTCAGAAATCTTTCTGGATCATACTTGTTTTTATAGGCGCCATTGTCCACTGCCCACTGCCTGCCCTCTATAATCCCGATGGGCACCATCTTATGGGTTTCTGCTGTCATTACGCCATAATATTGATTGAATCCCACCATGCTGCCAGCCTGTGGCCATAAATAAATCATAAGTTAATCCATTTCTATATGGTTTTCCAGTTCTGTGGCCAGCTGGATCAATCCAGCCTTAAACTCTGCCACAGTGGGTGCCTTGATCACTGCTAGAAATGCGCGCCTGATGGCCAGCAGCTGCTGGGGATCCTCTGCAGCCAGGGCCCTGATCACCTGGGCCAGCTGCAGATCTGTTTTTTTATCATCCCCAGCTGGATCCTGGATCATATGGCAGCCAGGCCCCTTTCATCATAAATGCTGCCACTGCTGTTTCTCATTGCCAGATCCAGGCCCATGATCATTGCCACTGCCCCATCTATTTTTTCCATTGATTTCTGTTTATCCGGTTTAATGTTTCCTGCAGCATCTTCCACCACCATCACATTTGCCATATTCCAGGCCAGCACCGGATGGCCACCATGTGCAATTTTTTTGCTTAATATCAGCACTTCCAGCTGTTTGGTGGGTGGGCTCATGCTGGCATATCCCTGACCGAAGGCCACCACATCCAGCCCATGATCCTGCAGCTGGATCTGGATCTGGGTGGCACCCCATCTATCGAATGCAATTTGTCTTAAATCATAGGATTCTGCATCCTGAAATAATTGGGCCAGAATAAATGCCTGATCCACCAGATCCCCTGGGGTGGCATTCAGAAATCCCTGCCTTAACCATACATCATAGGGCACACGATCATTTTTAACCCTGTCTCTAATATTCTCAGCTGGAATAAAGAATCTAGGAATCACCTGAAATGGATCTGCTGGGGATTCTGGTGGAAACACAAGCACATAAGCTGTTAAATCTAAATTAGAGGATAGATCCAGGCCTGCATAACAGATTCTGCCTTTCAGGCCATTTTCATCCACTGCTGCGCTGCAGGCCTGCCAGGTTTCTATGTTGATCCACCTGGCCTGGTTTTCTGTCCAGATGTTAAGGTGTAATCTCAGAAATGCATTTAACCTGCCTGGCATTTCCCTGGCCCTGGTGGCAAGCCTTAACATATCATCCATTTTTTTTGAGATTCCTATATTTGGATTTGCTTTAATCCACAGATCTGGATCATCCCAGGTTTCCAGATCATCATCATCCAGGGTATAAATGATTCCGAAAAATGAATCATCCTGAACGATTCCACTCAGCACCTTTTTTGTATATTCATTCAGCTGGAAACATAGACTCTGCCGATCAAATCCTGCAGTGGTGATGGCTGACATTAAAGGCTGGCGCCTGGCGCCTGTAGCTGTTTCCAGCACATCCCACAGGCCTGCTGATTTCCATGCATGTAATTCATCCATTAATGCTGCATGTATATTTAAACCGTCTAAGGTATCTTCATCAGCCCCTAAGGGCTCATACTTGCTGGCAGTGTTTTCAATATGCAAATTATCCTTAAATATTTTGATTTCTTTCCTCAGCCTGGCGCTGGCTTTAACCATCCTGGTGGCCTCACTGTGGGTGATCTTTGCCTGATCCTTTTTTGTGGCTGCAGTGTAAATTTCTGCACCAGGTTCCCCATCTGCCAATAACAGATATAATCCCAGCCCTGCATGTATTGTAGATTTTCCATTTTTTCTGGCCACTTCCTGGTATGCTGTTTTAAATCTTCTGGTGCCATCCGTTTTTTTCCATCCAAACAGATTCCACATAATAAACTGCTGCCAGGGCTGCAGGATCACTGGCTGGCCAGCCCATTCCCCTTTACTATGCTTAAGCATTGTAAAAAATAGGATCACCAGAATGGCTGAATCCTCATCGAAATATAAACCACGATCACCAGCTGTTTCCAGATCTGCCAGATGGCGCTGCACTGCCAGCTTAACCCACTTACATGTTAAGATTTTTCCATTAACCACATCTTGGATGTACTGCTGGGCTGTTATTTCCATAACCATTTTATAAAATCATTCAGAATGCCACCAGATGGCCACAGAATGGCCAGATTTCAATTTTTTATAATAGGCCCTTATGATTTCACCTAAAAATGCCGAAATGCCGAAATGGCCATTATTTGGGCCCTGGTGCATTTTACGCAAATCTGATTGCACCGGTTTTGGACCAGATTCCAAAAATTTTGCATTTCAGGATTAATTGAATCCTTCCGGCCAGGGCCTCAAGATTTTTTGATCTGCTTTCTCAGATTAAATAATTCATCTGCCAGGCTGGTTTCTTCTGGTGGATCCACCTGCAGCCTGGCCCTGGCTGTGGGTGTTAATCCAAAATCTGCAGCATAGGATCTGAATGCCTTGCTGGCCTGGTTAAAGATCAGGCCAGCAGGGTGGCGCCTGATGATTCCCTTTTCATCGATCTGGAATAAACCATCCTGATCCAGGGCCCTTTTCGCCATCATCATCTGATCATAATGTATGCATAGATTCTGCAGGGCTGGCAGATCCACTGGTTTTAAAATTCCCATAGCATCCAGATCTGGTGCCAGGGCTGCCCACAATTTTTTCCCATCTTTCCCGAATAGGCCATAGGGTGTTTTCAGATCTGGATCCCCAGGTGGCTGTGGCTCATTTTGATTAATGGGCCTTTTGCCTGGATTCCCACCCAGCTGCTTAATTTGGGCTGGTTTTGGTTTTCTGCCTCTAATCGCCATCTATATTTCCTTTCTAGGATTTTTCTGATTTTTTCGCGGGTGTATCTCCGAAGCTGCTCGGCGTGCCCGGCCTGATGGCCTCGGCAACTGAGCTTGTCATTGCCTTCATCATGGGCATGGGCGGCACTATCAAATTCGCCTGGAGTGGCTTCGTCGACGTACGCCTGGC